TGTCGGCATCGACTTCAACGTCGGCGCGTGTTTCATGGAGTGCATGGTGCGTCGCGGCGACGAGTTTCACTTCATCGCCGAGCACCACGCATCTGACACACCTTCGGTGGTCCGTTTGCTGACGCAAACGTACAAAACCCAGCTGGAGCAGGGGAATCTTGTCGTGGTGCCTGATGCGGCCAGCCGCCAGCGCAGCACGACTAATGCCAAGGAGTCGGACTTGTCGTTGTTAAAAAAGGGTGGTTTTGTTGTCAAAACGCAGCTGGCGAACCCTGCGATTGAGGACCGCGTCAACGCAATGAACGTGTTGATGATCAACAAACGGTTCCGCGTGAGCAACAAGTGCAGGTATTTGTTGCGGTCATTGGAGACGCAAGCGTTCGACAAGCACGGCAAACCAGAGAAAGGGATTGGTGGCCTTGATGACAAATCCGGCCCCGCCGACGCCTGCGGCTATGTCATCACCGCCCTCGCCGGTCTGCGCCGCTACCAAACCGGCGGTTCCGCCTTCCGCACCTACTGACCAACTGCTGGCGCATGTCTTCCGCGGCGCCGACTCCCGCTACTACCGTCTCTGCCCCAGCTGCCTCCAGCTGCAACCGTACAAACGCCGTACACACGCCCACGCTGCTGCCGACGCTTTAAGCCTCTGCAAACCCTGCTCCAACCGCACCACCGAAAACACGCACCAGGGCTATTACCGCGACATCCGCATCAGCTGGTACAACCGCATCCGCAGCAACGCCGAGAACCGCAAAAAGGCGTGGCGCATCACGATGGACACGCTGGCCGACTGCATGGAGCGCCAGAACCAGCGTTGCGCCCTAACGGGCTGGGACATCCGTTTCCCGGACCTACGTGACCAAGGTGACCACCAAGCCTCAATCGACCGCATCGACAGTGCTGGCGACTACACAGCGGACAACATTCAGCTGCTTGATGCCCGCATCAACATGATGAAGCAGTCCTACAGCCAGGACTTTTTCATCACCGCCTGCCGCGCCGTCGCCGCGCACTGCACGGAAACCTAGGACTGGAGCAAGTTCTGCTATGCCAAGCAAAAAGCCCCCTGCCCTTAAGAAGATCCGCAAGGTGATGAGTGAGTATGGCAAGGGCAAGCTGCGTTCAGGCAGCAAGAAAGGCCCTGCGGTGAAGAGCCGCAAACAAGCCCTCGCTATCGCCCTTTCGCAGGCTGGCGTGGCACGTAAACGTCGCCGTAGCAAGTAATGGCTAAGCGTGGTCTTTATGCCAACATCGCTGCCAAGCGCAAGCGCATCAAGGCGGGCAGTGGCGAGCGCATGAGAAAGCCCGGCAGCGCTGGAGCGCCTACGGCAGAAGCGTTTCGGCGCTCAGCCAAAACCGCCAAGCGTCGCCGTAAGCGCAAATGATCGAGTATCGGGGCGAGAAGTTTGCGGGGTACAACAAACCGAAGCGCACTCCCGGCCACCCAAACAAATCCCACGCGGTTTTAGCGAAGGAAGGCGACCGCGTGAAATTAATTCGTTTCGGCCAGCAGGGTGTGAGTGGTTCACCCAAACGTGCTGGAGAGGGTACGGCTGCGCGCAAGCGCCGTGAGGCCTTCAAAACCCGTCACGCCAAGAACATCGCCAAGGGCAAGATGAGTGCTGCCTACTGGGCCAACCGCGAAAAGTGGTAAACCCAGCCCCCACCAGCGATCTCAGGGGTAACCTAGGGTACTAGACGACAGCACTGGGGCGCCTGTGATCGACTACAACACGTATCCGGGCCGCGATTTTACGCGCAACACGGGCACCGCAATCGAGGGTCCCAGCAGCGACCCCAGCGAGCTGACCAATGCGGTCTACGCAATGATCCCGCGCTGGGACCCCATCGACATCTGCATGGGCGGCACCCGCGCACTGCGCGACCAATGCGAAAGGCTAATTCCCCGCGAACCCCGCGAGGACGCCGAAGCCTACGAACGCCGCATTTTCCATGCCACGCTCCCCCCTTTCTTGCAGCGCCTAGCTTCCCAAGCTGCGGGCCTAATTTTGCGCAAGGGCATCCAGCTTGACGGCGACCAGTATTGGCAGGACTGGAGCCGCAATGTTTCTGGCGATGGCACCACGCTCAACGCTTTTGCCCGCCGTCTGCTGGAGGTCGCCATTTTGTATGGCCACAGCAGTGCGCTTGTTGACTTTCCTGCTGGCAGCCAACCCCGCACTTTGGCTGAGGAGCGTGCTGACAGCACCCGCCAGCCCTACCTGATCATGGTCAACCCCAAGCAAATTTTGGGCTGGCGCACGAACGACCAACGCCCGCAGAGCGAGTTAACCCAGGTCCGCATCCGCGAGTACGTGGCGCTGCCTAAGGGTAATTTTGGCGAGGACATCGAGGAACAAATCCGGGTGTTGTACCCCGGCCGTTACGAGGTCTGGCGCCGCAACGAGGCATCAGCGGGCCAATGGGAAATTCTGAACTCAGGCACTACCAGTCTCGACACAATCCCGCTGGTCTCGGTTTATAGCAACCGCCTAGGCAATTTGCTTAGCACCCCACCGCTGCTTGAGGTGGCGTACCTAAACATCAGCTATGCGCAGCGTTTCTGCGACTACATGCACGCCATCCACACAGGATCAATGCCAATCCTGACGATGCGCGGCTTCGACCCCGATGGCGACACGCCCATCGGCATCTCGGTCAACACCGCAGTTTTGCTGCCCCCTGACGGCGGCTGCGAATATGTCCAACCCACCAGCGATGCCTTTGAAAGCCAGCTCAAGTGCCTCGAAGCACTGGAGGACCAGATCAGCCGCCTCGGCATCAACACGCTGACGCAGCAAAACGTGACCAACGCTGCTGCCGAATCCAAGCGTCTGGACCGCATCGACAGCGATTCCATCATGGCGTTGATCGCGGGCGACCTCCAGCGTGCACTGGAGGAAATGCTGCGCATCGCCGGCGAGTACGCAGGCGTGGAGCCCCCCAAGGTGATCATCGAGCAGGACTACGAAAACCGCCTGATCGACGGCAACCAAATCACGGCGTACCTGCAGCTCTACATGCAAAACGCCATCAGCCAAGAAACGCTGCTCCGCATCCTGCAGCAAGGCGAGGTCCTCCCACCCGAACTCGACATCGATGCCGAGCTGGAGCGCACCGAAGAACAGCAAGAGGAGGCCCTTGCGATGGAGCGTCTCAACGCGGGCCCCGACATGGCGTTCCAGGCCAGCGAATCTGACAATGCAGGCCAGGGCGAATCGCTCAATAGCCAGACCCTGCCCACCCCTATGCGTAGCGGGCGCGACGAATGAACCACCACCTCACCTGGGAAGAAGTCCGCGACGAATATTTCCGCGACGCGGCGGTACGTGAGGCCTACGATTCTGGCGCATACATGCCCGTCGCCCGCGACCGCAATGCCGAGCGTGCACGACTGGAGCAAACCGTAGACGGCTACAGCGACGCCAGAGCGCATGACCCCAGCTGAAGCGTACATCCGCGCCCTTGCCGAAGCGGTCACGCGGCAAGAGGACATTATTGCTGACGACACGCGCCGCGAGCTGCTGGAACTCGCGTACCGTCTCCGCGTTCTCCTACTAAATCTGCCCGACGGTGCACTGGAGCGCCAACTTGCTTACACCCGCCTCCGCCGCCGCATCTACGCCGAAATCCAATACACAATCAACCGCATCTTTCCTGCGCTCGCCAACGCACTGGAGCCCATCGAACTGTTGACGCTCGACGCTGCTGGCGCATTGTTCGATGTTGCCGCACCATTGCCACGAAATACCGCGCAGCTGCTGTCAGAAACTCGCATCCGCTTCCAAAGCCTCAACAGCCTATTCACGTTGCGCGTAGCGACTGGGGCATCTGACTTTGCTGCGCAGCTGTTTCGCTTGCTAGACAAGACGGTGCAGGCAGCGTTTTTACAGAGCGCGACCACGGCCGAGTTAGCGGATCGCGTGGTGCAGGTGCGTGTCCGCGGTGACCGTCGCACCCCGGTGCTAACGAAGGGCACGGTGGCCAACAGCTTCCGTTCGCGCTTCAAGGCCATCACCGCCGCAGTGTTTTGGTCTATTGGATATGCGAATCAACAACGCGCCGCCGCCCTTGCCGAGCGCCGCATCGCGGGCTGGCGCTGGAACGCAGTGCTGGACCCCAAGACCTGCCCAATCTGCCGCCCCCTCGACGGCACCACCGCACTGGTACCCGACGCTTTCCCGCAGGGTCCACCCCCGCTCCACCCGTTTTGCAGGTGTATCGTCATCCCAATCTTTAAGGACTAGAGTCACAACAACCGGAGCAAATCATGGCTTGCTGGATACCCGGCCCTTGGGTCCGCAAAAAACGCCCCACCACCCCAAACCCCAGTCCCACCAATGGATCAAGCCAAGATCAACGAGCTGCTGGAGCGCCTAAAACCACAAGAAGGCGAACCCCCAAACTTGCTGTATTTGCTACTGAACAGCAGGTTGAAAACTAAAGTACGCCCTCCGCAATCACCTTCGCAAGGGTAACCTAGTAGGGTACAAGTTACCCCCGACCACATGACTGAACAGGTCATGGGTGCTCCTTCCGTGGAGGAGCAAGTTGAGCCGGTGGCTCAGCAACCCGCCCCCCAAACTTCAGAAGACGCTGCAGCTCTCCGCCGCAAGCTGGAGCTTGTCCAGCAGGACAACCTCAGCAAAGGCGAAGCCAACCGAAAGCTCAATGAGCGCATCGGCGAGCTGGAGAAATCGCTGAAGGACACGGAGACCCGTATCAAGTCCACGCAGCAGCAGCAACGCGCCGACCAAGGTGAGTTCAAGACGCTGTGGGAAGAGGCCAATGCCGACAACGCCCGGCTCCAGCAACGGATCGTGGAGCTTGAAGCTGCGCTTCAGGCCAAGGATCAGGAAGCTGCAAACGAGCGTCTCCGCGCCACGGCCCTGCAACAGATCAGCTCTGCCAGCGCACTTGCCCCTGAGCAACTGCTGGGACTACTCAAGCCCCAGCTGCGCGACAACAACGGCACCCCCGTTGTCATCGTCAACGGCATTGAGCAGCCCCTTTCCGCGTACCTAGCGAACTTGAAAAATCCCGGTTCTGGCTGGGACCATCATTTCGCGCCCAACGGTGCCCGCGGCATGGGATCCACCCCCACAAGCAACGTCCCACCTGGCGTGGTGAACCCGTACAAACGGGAAACATACAACTTCACCGATCAGCTGCGCATGGAGGTCGAAAACCCTGAGTTAGCGAAGCTCCTCAAGAGTGAAGCTACTCGCGGGTAACCACCGGCAATCCCGCTACTCAAACCAATGGCTGCTCCTTTTCAGAATTACGACGGCGGTACATTTCTTACCGACCTCGTCACCCGTCCCGAGTTCCTTGCTTATTTGAGCGAGGAGATCGTGGAGCGTTCTGCTTTTGTGCAGAGCGGTGTGATGACCCGCAACGGTGCGCTTGACGCCCGTGCTGGCGGCACCCGCGTGCGCGTCCCCTACTTCCAGCCCATCAACCCGAACGAAGAGATCATCGAGTCCAACGCGACTTGGGGCGAATCCGGTCAGGGCTACCTCACCCCTCAAGGCATCACTGCTTCCGAGCAGGTGATGACCATCCTGCACCGCGGCTTCAGCTACGCGGTTGACGACCTGAGCAAGCTGGGCAGTGGTGCTGACCCCATGTCAGCTATCCGCGGCTACCTGGCTGCCTCCATCAACAAACTGCGCACTGCCACCCTGCTGGCGCAGCTAGAGGGCATCTTTGGCACTGCTCTAGCCGACAACACCCTGGACATCTCTGGTGAAGCCGAAAGCGACATCAGCGCGATGTCTGTGATTGCTGCCAAGGCCAAGCTGGGCGAGCGCGGCGAATCGCTCACCGCGATTGCGCTGCACCCGAACCAGTACTACTACCTGCAGCAGATCGGGATGCTGACCTTCACCGGCGGCAACGTGAACGCTGGCGACAACATCACCTGGGGCGCTGGCGGCATCAACGTCGGCTCTGTCGGTGTTGCCACCTTCGCTGGTCTCCGCGTGATCGTCGACTCGCAGCTGCCCAAGGCCTCGGGTGTGTACACCTCTTACCTCTTCGGCCCTGGTGCCGTGAGCGAGGGTGTGCAGCAGGAACTGCGCATCGAAGCCGAGCGCAACATCCTGTCGAAGCAAGACGTGATGGCCGTGGACTACCACTACGGTATGCACGTCAACGGCGTCACCTGGAACGACGCTGCGGACAACCCCGACAACGCTGCCCTTGAGGATGCCACCAACTGGACCCTCAAGTACGACCCGGCCCTCATCCCCGTGGTCCAGCTGAAGTCCGGCACCCCGCTCGACCCCATCGCCTCGTAAGCCTCCGGCTTACTGCACCCCACGGCCCCGGCACTGCGCTGGGGCCTTTTTTCTTCCTGCTGGAGCGGGAATCTAGAACAACACACCAGTAGCCATGACTGTCACCGTTATCGCCACAGTTGGTGGCACCACATCCAACAGTTTTTTGACGGTGGCAGACGCTGATGCAATCGCCAATAACACGCTGAACGTCTCAGATTGGACTGGAGCAACAACGGACGACAAGGGCCGCGCTTTGATCATGGCTACCACCGACCTGCAGGGTTTGGACTGGGTCGGCACCCGCGCCACCACAACCCAAGCGCTTGCGTGGCCGCGCACTGATGCAACAATCAACGGCCGCGAGATTTCCGACGACGAGATCCCCCGCGAAGTCAAGCAAGCCACATTCGATTTGGCGCTATCCATCTTGCAGGACGGCGGTGGCGCTGCTGGCGGCGACGGCGAGCTGGTGCCTGGCGTGCCCAACGCAGGCCTCAAGCGCCTCAAACTCGACGTCATGGAAATCGAATGGCGCACCGAGGGGCTACCCAGCAATCGCACCAGCACCTACAGCCAGCTGGTATCCCGCGCCCCCTCACTCACCACCGTGCTGTACGGCACGCTCAACACAAACGGCACCGGCGGCTCGGGCCTACTTGTCGGCGTGGTGCGCAGCTAAGCAATTCTTCCCACGCACTCTATTCTGTAGTGCATGGGACAAAAACCACGCCCCAAAACTGGATACTTAGCGACGCCGCTTACACGCGACGAGCAGTATCGCGTGGGACGTTTGTACCGCGAGCATCAAGGCTTGGTCAAGTTAATGGGCCGCAAAATGTGCCGCAAGTACACCTACGTGGCGCACGACGATCTGTTCAGTTGCATCGACATTGCCTTCATCAAAACATGCCGTGCTTGGGATCCCACCAAGGGCACCTTCAGCACGCTTCTCACCGTTTTTTCCGAAGGAGAGATCCGCCACTTCATCCGTGACCACAATTGGCTGGTCAAGGCACCTGGGACGGTCCGCACGGTAGGCCAGCGTGCCCGCCACATGCTGAATCGCGGCGAGCGCCTCGAAACGGTGCTGCAGCACTTGAACATCAGCGAGAAAAAGCTGAAGGAGGCGTTGGTTGCCACGCGCCCCACGGACCACGAAATCCGCGGCTTTGACCTACATGTCTGTCCCCGCCCCACGCCGTGGGACCTGTTAGAGGCAGAGGATGACGGGTAACCTAGTTCTATAAGTATCCTTTTTTCCCATGGCTACTGGGGCATTTTTCGCCGCCTTCAACTACAAGTTGTGGGTGAAGCTGGGCACCAGCTCCAGCACCATTCCTACCACTTACGCTGGAATGACCCGTGTGTTCTCGCTGGATAACGCCGGCATCCAGGCCACCAGCGACAGCACAGCGGTGCTGGACTATGACTCAGAGTATGGTTTCCAGGCCAACCTGATCACCGGCCAGAGCTACACGATCCCCTGTTCGATGAACTTGGACGTGTCGGACGCCGGCTACAAGATCCTGAAGCAAGCTGCCCTCGAAGCCACCCAAGGCACCTTGGTCGAGTGGTTCCGCGAAACCCCTGTTACCGACGGTTCGGGCGACGACCCCGAACTTCATGC